CGTAGCCGTCGCCGTAGCCGTTGCCGTAGCCGTTGCCGTAGCCGTAGCCGTAGCCGCAGCCGTCGCCGTAGCCGTTGCCGTAGCCGTAGCCGTAGCCGTAGCCGAGGGACGCCTGGGCGTCCTCTCCGACCGACCCCATCACCGCGGTCACAGGTGGGCCTTCCACGCGTCGGCGTCGCACGCGATGGTCAGCACCACACCCAACCGGTGGGTTTCGACCATTCCGGCCGGGTCCAGCACCGACTCAGATACGGGACCGGTGGCGAGTTCACCGAGCCCCTTGGTCGTGCCCCAGCGGCGGATGATCTTCGCCTGCTCGACGGTGACCTTGTCGCCGTCCTCGGCGTAGTAGCCGACGACGACCCAGCCGCGTTGGAGGACGACGATGCGGACCGGGCTGGACGAGAAGTCCTTGCCGTTCACGCTGTCGGCTCGCACGTAGTCGGTGCCGTCGATCGAGATGGTGTTCGGTGTGTTGTCCATGGTGGTGTTCTCCTTGTTGGATTCGGTGTGCTGTTCGCTCGGGGTGTCCGGGGACGGGTCAGGCATCACAGCAGGGCTCCGGTGTCGCCGGGATGAACGGGTTGGTGATGACGTTCTCGTAGATCGAGAAGTCGTCGTGGAGCTTGCACAGGACCACGTCGGTCACCGTGTTGAGACCGGAGGTCCAGAACGACACGCCGTTCTCCGTCTCGCCGACACGCGTCCAGAACGCTGCGTCGTTACCGAGGATGACGGTGGCGTGCGGCAACCCCTGGAGCCACGGCACCCAGCGGTCACGGACCTCGGCCTTCCAGCGGTTGCGGTCACGGCAGGCAGGCCAGTGCTCCCAGTCCTCACCCGGGGTGCCAGTCATGACGGTCCCCCACGATCACGCTCGTCGACATGAGGCAGCCCGTGTAGTGAGCGGATCCCATCGGAGCGCCGCACCCCTCGCACCGACCCAGCGGTCGGGGTGGGTGCGTCAGGCGCCATCGTCGGCCTCCAGGCGCTGGTGATAGACGATCGCCCACGTCCTGCCGACACGCTCGATGTCGGGTTCGCATGGGCATTCGGTCGACTTGGCGTGCTGCCCGTCGAGTTCGTTCAGCGGGATGTCGTGCGAGAAGTTGGCAATCGCCATCACCACACCTCCTGGTCGTATCCGCGGCCGTAGCACGCCGAGCACGGGCACAGTTCGCCGTTGCAGCGAGGGTCAAGGCACTGGATCGGGTCGTCGCACTCACCCCAGCCGTCACCGCCGCACCACGAGCACTCAGGGTGCTCATCGGTGTCGCTTGGGCAGCGGTCCGGCTGGTCGTCAGGGATGGCGACCATGTCCGCCGGGCTCGGGTCTGGGGTGGGTGCGTCAGGCGCCATCGTCGGCCTCCAGTGCGTCAGCCAACCGGCGAAACAGGGTGACGAGATCGGCTTGAGCGGACACCGACATCACCGTGCAGTGGTTGCCGATGTTGGCCTCCATGGCGTCGATCCAGTCGGGCACGTCCCCGAGCGCCGCTGCGATGCGGTCGAGCTTGCGGAGCCGGGCCGCAGCGGCAGTGCGATCGGAGTCGCTGACCCCGGACTGGAACACGATCGAACGGTGCCCGTCACCCGCCGTAATGATGCGTGTCATGTCGATTCGGTCGGCGAGGTTCGGGTTCGGGGTGGGTGCGTCAGGCGCCATCGTCGGCCTCCAGGGCGTCAGGTTCGTCGAGGTACGCAGCGGCCAGCAGGGCGGCGTCTCGCCTCCACTGCCACACGTCATCCTCGTTGGCGATGCCATGAGGGTCGGCTTCGATCATCTTGGCGATGCCACGCATCTCGGCCACTCGTTGCGTCACTTCGGCCACGACATCGGGGGCCTTGATGCGGTCGAGCTGGCGGAGCTGGGCCGCAGCGGCACGGAGGTCGGGCTCTCGCCCCATGAGCTGCTCGGCTGAGGTCACCCTCGACCCGGAGCGCAAGTTGCTGGCATCGACGTCGGCCCACGCCTCGATGTCGTCGGCGAGATCGCCCGTGTCCCGCTCAGCGAGGCTGGGGGTGGGTGTCTCCGGGGTCTCAGCCACGGTCGGCCTCCTCTGGCGGGATCACGGACGAGGTCACGGTCAGCGTGCGGGGGAGGAGGTTGGTGGCGATCTGCTCCAACGCATCGGCCTTGCGCTCCTCGATCTCGTTGCGCCTGCGGACGAGAGCCACCACATCCTTCCGGCACGCTGTCAGGAACTGCTCCAGCCACCCGCTCACGCTTCCTCCTCGGGGGTGTATCCGGCAGCGATCAGGGCTCGACCGATCACGCCATTGAGGTACGGCGTGTCGGGCTGAGCCATGGTGGCGTAGTAGGCGTCTCGGCACTGCTCCTCGGTGAGGTCGGGGAGGTCGTCCAGTGGGGACTTCCACGGGGGCAACGGAGCGGGCAGGTCGATCGCAGCGCAGGCGTCACAGAGCTTGTCGACGGCGGTGTCCCAGCTCTCCCCTTCACCCGACACCTCTTCCACCGTGAGTCGGACGGTGACGGGGATCAGCCCGTCGTCGGGTTCGTCGGCTCGGGCCTGGTCCTGCTCGATGAGCCGAGCGCCGACCTTGCCTCGGATGCCGGTGTAGCCGTCCTCGGCGCTCTGGCGACAGATGCGGGCCTGCTCCTCGGTGAGGCCGAGGTATCCGGCCAGATCGGTGCGGGGATCGGGGTCGGTCATGTGGTGCTCCTGGTGTCGCGGGTGTGGGGTGGTCACAGGTCGTCTCCGAGCTCGTCGGCGTCGAGGTCGAATGGGTTCGGGATCTCGTCGATGGGCTCCGCCGGCGGAGCGGTGACGGTCGTCGGAACGCCGGGATCGTGTGTGGTGTCGTCGGTTTCCGGGGGACGCGCTTGTGGGGTTTCCTGTGGCTCAAGTGGGCTCGACCGCGTCCCCGCCCGACCCCTACTACGTAGGGGGTCGGGACGCGGGGGACGCGGTCGATCTGACACCGCGTCCTCTGCGTCGGGGACGCGGTGGGGAAACGGTGGGACGCGGTCACCTTCCTCGGGGTTATCCACAGGGTTGGTGAGGTGTGAGAGCTCATCATCCGGCGCCCGGAACGGCTCGACCGACGACCACTGCTGGCCGCCACGGCCACCCGTGTCGCACCTCACGTAGCCCTCAGCGAGCAGCGAGTTCAGTGCCAGAGTGAGGGTCTCGTTCTTGCCGGTGACGCCGCGGTGGACACCTCGCAGCGAGCTCGTCGGCGTCTCCTCGAGGAAGCGGCTGACGCGCTCCATGAGGACCGTCGGACGGAACGTCGTCGCCGGCGCCGCCAGGTAGAGGCGCACTCCTCCGTCGAGGTTGCGGATGTGCACGTCGGCGACCATGTGGTCCCGCTGGTGGGTGCCGTGGCGGTCCTTGGCGCAGATCAACCGGACGTGACCGTCGGTGGTCTTGGTCGGGGCGACCTTGACCTCGGCCACGTAGGCGGCCCCGTCGATCGCTGCGAGCTTCCGCTGCGACCCGATGGCCCAGAGACCACGGTCGTCCTTGTTCTTCGCCCGGTGGTCGACGCCGAGGACGGCGGCGCCGTTGCGAGCGAGACGTCTCGGCAGGAGTCGGAACCAGCGGGTCACCTGGTCGTCGTCGTTTGGCTTCAGCCCTTCAGCGGCGAGCGACTCGCCGATCGAGTCGATGACGACGACGTCGGCGGCGAGGGCTTCGAGGCGTGCCATCGTGTGACCGGCGACGCGGCCCTGCCGGTCGATGAGCGGCCCATCGGGGCGGACGTAGACGAACCGGTCCCGCATCGCCTGGTCGTCGACGCCGAGGGTGCGGAGGCGACTCACGGCGGATGCCGGGGTGTCCTCGTAGTCGATGAGCATGGCGGTGCCGCCGGCGATGAGGGTGTCGGCGATGAGGTGCAGCGCAATCCACGTCTTGCCGCCGCCGGGTTCACCGGTGAGCGAGTGGACGCGCCCGGTGTAGAGGAGGCAGATGCCATCGTTGCGGGGCAGCAGCGTGGGTGTGGGCGGGTCGTAGGTGCCGTCGAGGATGGGCGTGAGATCGACGAACTGCCAGTGGCCCTCGTCGTCAACCTCGGCGTCGACGTCGGTGATGTCGGGGAGCTCGTCGAGCGTGCGTTCTGCGAGCTGCTCGACCGTCGCGCGCCACTCCGGGCTGTTGAACGGATCCTCGCTCGGAGCGCTCCACCCCTGGGCGGCGAGCGCCGCTGCTGCGGCGGAGTGGTCGCCGTCGAACCGGGTCGACGCCAGGTAGCCGAGCTTCGTGTAGGTCTGCTCCTCGTCGAGCCCGGCGGCGCGCATCGACGACGTGAACACCTTGAGGACGTCGGAGCCCTTATAGCCCGTAGTGGCGGACGTCCCGTCCCGCAGTTCCTTGCCCGGGCGGGTCCAGTGGTGCTCGCCGTCGCGGTCGACGTGGTGGAGCTGCCATCCGTCCCGCTCGAGCAGCTCACCCCACGTCGTGGACGCCGCCCAGCGGTCGCCGGGTCGATCTGTGGGTGCGGCAACGGTGCGCTCGACGGTCTCGGTCGCCGGCTCGGCACACACGAGCTCGAGGAGCCACTCCGGCGCCTCGGCGATGTCGTCGCCTAGGCCGGCGTCCCACTGGTACGTGTTGCCGTTCGGATGCACCGACGGCGGGGCCACGATCTGCCCGCCGTCACCACGGACATCGAGGCCGGGACCGAGACGACGCCCGGCATCGTTGCGGATGTCGCGCCCGTCGGCCGGCCAACGGAACAGGAAGTGGAACCCACCCGACCCGGTGATGCTGGTGCGGGTGTCGGGCAGCATCTCGTAGCGCTGCTCGAGGTCCCGGAAGCTGTCGAAGTCGTCCACGTCGAGCACCCAGAACCCGGACGTCGGCCCCGTGGCGATACCCACGCCGTAGTCGTCGTGTCCGTCCCACCATTCCTTGATCGCGGTGGCGTCGGTGGTGGCCTGTTCAGTCCAGCGGGTGAGCGCGGGTCGCTTCGATCCGGGCAGGATCGGGATCACGCGCCATCCCTGGCGGGCGTAGTCGAGGGCAGCTTCGAGAGTGGTCACACTGGACCGACTTCGTAATCGTGGTGCACCACACCTGCGCTCTCGTCCCCGCGCAAATGGTGCGCCCACCAGTAGGTCCCGGTCATGCGGCCGAACAGCGGCTTTTCAGGTGTGTACGTCTTGAAGTGACCCCGCACCATGTGCAGTGGAACCGCCCCATCGTCCGCTATTTCTGCCCGCCCATCGGGGCGACGCTTCCCCGTGTAAGGGAGCCGGATCACTCGGTATTGAACCGGTTCACCATGTCGCCGACGTATCGCTTTGGTGGTGTGACGCTTTGGCTCTTCCCGCAGTTCGACGTTCTTGCAGTTAGCGAAGACGCACGCCAGCGACGCCTCAAAACAGATCTCTTTAGTATTCTGTCGACGAGTTTCGGTAAAGACCGCAACGGCGATCCCAAGGCGCTCCGCACATCGGCGGTCATAGTCATCAATGATCTCGCCAGTGAGATGCCCAGTCGGCGCCATGCCTGATCCACAGGCGATACCGTCGGAATTGGCGTGCACAATACACCCTTCGGGTTCAATCCTGACCTGGCCCTCGGGTGTCATGGCAAAGGGCTGCATTCGCACAATCCATCCCTCGTTGTCTTCAAGTCGAGTTGACGTGATGGATGCACCCTCGCGTGTAGGTGCGAACGTGTTCTGCGGGATGTCCTCGGCAGGGGTGACCGATGGACACCGCCACTCCATGAAGGTCTTAGGGAATGGAGGGATACACGGGCCCAGGTCCGCCATGTTGTATTGAACACCAGGGGGCTGCGAGTGCCACCAGTCATGGACTTCCTGAATATCCATCGGTACGGCATCGCCCATGGAGTGAATTGGGATCTCCCCATCGTTGGTCGAGACCTTGCCATTGCGGATTACGGAGTCGTAGATCCTCATCGTTCGCTCGCGATGATCAGGCAGCGATACATGAGACGGATGGAAGCCGACCCGGTGACGCGCTTCCCGCTGTTGCACTCGGCGCACATGGGGGCGAGGTTCAGGTCGGATTCGATGAGCTCGTCGAGGAACCCGAGTTGGTCGGCGTCCTCACGACTGATGAGGTGATCGATCTGGAGATCCACATCCGTGCGATGACATGACACGCAGGCGTGACCGTGGGCGTCGAGGATGCGGTACCGCCGGCTCGGGCTGATGTCCGGCCGGCTGGCGAGCGTGACGGGCGCGAGCCCCAGTTCGATGCGCGGGGCGTTGTAGCAGTGCCGGTCGCAGTTGGCGCACCGGACCACGTCCTGCATGCTCTTGCGCGTCACGGTGCCGCGCTCTTCGCCGCAACGGGTGCAGGGGGCTCGCATGGTGATCGAGGCAGGAGGGGTGGCCGCCCCTCCTGCCTCCACATCGAGGGTCATCTAGAACGGATCGCCCATCTCGGCGACGGGCGTGCTGATGAGCGGCTGCGGCTGCTCGTACCAGTCGGGCACGCCGGGACCCTTCGTCCACTGCGCCTTGTACTCCGCCTGGCGGTTGTCCTGCGGCGGGTCTTCGGTGACCTTGATGGCGAGCGTGTCGCCGATCTCCGCGGTGGCCTTCGCCTCCTTCAGCGCGTCGAGGATGGCGAAGTAGGCACCCTCGTTGGCATCGAACTTCCGCACCCCGCGGTCGTCGTCGATGTCCGCGTCGCGCAGTTCGGTGATCAGCGTGAAGACCCGGGACTTGCGGGGCTTGCCCGTCTTGCGGGACAGGACCACCTCCCCTTCGTAGGTGCGGTCCCGCGTCTCGACGTCGACCACGATCCCCTTGAGGGTTCCGTGCGCCTTGCGGTTGAGCTTCACCCAGGTCCCGCCGCTGGAGGCGAGATCCTGATTCAGTTCGTTCAGCATGTGTGCGTGTGCTCCTTGTGTGTGTGGTGGTGTTCACGCCGCGACGATGAGCCGGGGCGAGCCGTCGTCCGAGAAGGTCAGACGTGCGGAGTTGGCGATGCGGACGAGCCGCCGCGCCTGGTCGATGGTGAGGGTGCCGATCAGGCCGCCGACGGCCATCACTGGCTGGTGGGCGTCGTCGCCTATGACCATGGCGAGCGCCGCTCGAGCGACTGCGTCCTCGACCTTGAAGTCATCCGCGCCGGCGCACAGGTGCTCGGCGAGGTCGACGGCGACGTAGCTCAGGGCGTAGCGCCGCTCGGTGGAGAACTTGTCCTCGATCCCGATGCGCCAGTCGACGTGCGCCCGTGCCGCATCGCGGACCCAGCGGCCGACGGTGGCGGCGACCGCCTTGTTCGACTTCGCCCGCTCGAGGAGCGCGACGACCTTCACCAGGTCCGCCGGTCCGCCCTCCGGCGCCGTCTTCGGCGTCGTCGGCGCAGCGTCGGGGTTGACGGGCTCGATGCGACGCGATCCCCGCGCCTTCGGCGGGTCCTTCACCTCGCGGGGCGTGAACAGGTTCTTGCGGTAGTTCCACGACTTCGCCTCGGCGGCGAGCTGCGCTGCCTCCCACCCGGCCTTGATGTCGACGTCGACGACGGTGCAGGTGGCCGTGCCGTACGGAAGGTGGACGACGAGCCCGATGTCGGAGTCCATCGGTGGCAGGTCGGACCGCTTGTCAGTGTGGATGTCGTAGGCCGCGGCGTGGCGGTAGATGGCGAGCTGCACCGCGATGCCGACCTGCGCCAGGTCGATCGACTGGCCCGTCTTGAGGTCCGACAGGTAGCGGCTGAGGACGATGTCGAACGTGCCGGCGCAGCGGACGATGTCGTTGACGACCTTCAGCTCCACCATGCCGGGGACGACCGTGAGGCCGTGACGGGCGAGCTCGGCGAGGTACGCCTCGGCGTCGGCCCGAAACACCGCCGGCACGTCGTCGATCGTCCACTCGCCCTTGTTCAGCCGCTCGACGACCTTGTGCAGTTCGGTGCCGAGGTCGGCAGACTCGGTGCCCTTCGCCGCCACGAGTGCCTGCTCGGCGAGCTTGTCGAGGTCCTTCTTGTCCTTCTTCGGATCGAGGTTGGCGATCTTGGCGGCGATGCCGGGCGTGATGGCGACGCCGTAGGCGACGGTGCGCTTCGCCCACAGGTCGAGGTGGTAGGTGTCCTCGAGCGGCTTGCCGGCGGAGGACGGACGTCGGTACGTGGTGTCCTTGCCGGTCGTCGGGTGCTTGACGATGGGGGCGCCGGACCCGTGGGTCTCGTTCGGGTTGCCCTTGTCCTTCTTGCACCAGGTGCAGTTGCAGCCCTTGCGTCGGAAGTCGTCGACGTCGGTCAGGTACTCGAGGTCTGCGATCGTCATGCTGCACCTCGGTCGGCATCGGACCTGTCCACGAATGCGTTGAATCGCTCGGCAAGTGGCTTGGGCTTTGGCCCCTTGGGTGCTGTCACGTCGTCTCCTTCAATCGGTACTCAGTGGGTGTGCAGCCGTTGCCGACGCGGATCTCGACGACGTCGCTGCGCGACAGGCGGTAGAGCCGTCGGCGTGCCGACTCGCGGGTGATGCCGAGCCGGGCGGCGAGTTGCTGGGCGGTCCACCAGGTGCCGTCGTTCATGGCGTCGATCGTCTCGGCGGTGGCGCTGCTGCGTGGCCCGCGTCGTGACGCCCGGACGCCGACGTACTGGCCGCCCCACACGCCGTCGGGCTCGTTGGCGCCGTAGTCGGCGCACTCGGAGCGGACCGGGCAGCGGGCGCACAGCGGCATCGCCGATGCGGTGTCGCGGCCCTTGCCCACGTCCCCGACGGGGAACATCACCTCCGTCATGCCGTGGCACGCGGCACGGGCGTGCCACGCCGGGCGGAGGGTGTCGATCAGCTCGAGGATGTCCTCATATCCCGTCGGGCGGTCCGCCCCGCGGTTGATGCCGAGGACGGCCGGGTCGAGTGGACGGACGGTCATGATGCGATCGCCTCCGCGTCAGGCTTCGGGTATGGGGTCGAGACCAGGCCGAGCCGCTTCGCCTTCTGGCGACCAGACCGGTTCAACGCCCGCCAGTACAGGTGTTTGCCGTCGTCGTAATGCGGGACGGCATCAATGCCTCGTTCGTTCAACTTGGTCGGCGATTGCGTGCCGTAGGCATTGTTCGCCATCCGACCCGGGACGAACTTCCCGCCGATCACCACGCCGTCCATGCGCCGTTCGCGTTGGCCGTGGTAGGTCCACGATGCCGCCTGATAGATGCCCCCGTGATGGCCGACGGTGGCGTCGGCGAACGACACGACGAGGTCGCAGACCTTCAATCGACGAACCCACCGTGTTGTCTCGGACACCAGACCCGACAACGGGGCGTCACATTCCGGGGTGCGGACCAACCGGATCAGCTCGATGACTTCCTCTGACCAACGGGTCGGCGGGTGCGAGAACATGCACGCCGCCACCATCGGACCCGAGTCGCCGAACAGTCCGCCCGACTCATGCCACGATCCACACACGACGACGGCCGACGGCTTCCGTTGGCTGTAGTGGTGCGCCATGACAAGGGCTCGCGCCTCGTCCATCTGACCGAGTTGGAAGTGATAGTCACTCACAGCGTCTCCCGGTGGTAGGTGGCCCACTGCTCAGGGGTGAGCACGACGCGCCAGGCGCCGCCACGGAACCGCACCCACGTGCAGGCGAAGGTGGCCCCGGCGTTGACCCGCTGGGCCTCGGCGCCGGTCGGCTTCTCGCGGACAGCGCGGGCGACGTCGCCCCAGTTCGCTACCTGCACCACGGTCGCGGGCACGCCATCGATGTCGCCGGTGTCGTCGGCTCGGCCGGCGCCGAGCTTGCGGCGGGCCGGGTGACCGGTCAGCTCCGCGATCAGCTGGGCGCACTCCCTCTCAGCCGCGTCGCCTTTTTGCTTGGAGGAGTTGGTCACAGGGGGAGCACCTCCTGGGCGCTCATCGCCTTCCACGCAGCCTGTTGAGCCGGGGTGCAGGCGGTGACGGTGAGCGCCGTCAGGGCGGCGAGGATGGCGACGGTGCGGCGGGTCACGACGCGACCTCGTCGTCGATCAGATCGAACAGCGTCGGCATGTCGACCTGACGCTCGGCCGCCTGCAGGTACTTCACCCCATCCAAGAAGTAGCCCGGGTTCAACTCTGCGGCACGACCACGGCGACCCATCAGCACCGCCCGATACGGCACCGTGAACAGTCCGCCGAACGGATCGAACACCAGCTCTCCGGGATTGGAGTACCGCTCGATCAGACGGTCGACGATGTCGAACTGCAACGGGCAGACGTGCATCGCCTGGCGCTTCCGTGACTGCTCCGTGTTGAGCGTCACCATGCGGTTGACGTCGGTCCACACGTCGGGATGCCAGCTCTTCGGTTCCAGCAGCATGAACGTCGCCGGCAACTGCAGCGGGCCGAGCTCGTCGATCGCTTCACCGATCGCCACATGGCTCCGCCAGTCGTAGACATCGGTCTGACAGACGTTCGCCCACAGCGTCATCTGCTGCTCCGTGTCGAGCGCTACCCACTCTTCGGGGGTCAGGTGCCGGTCGCCGGATGAGCGCCAGTAGCCGTGGGCGTCGACCTGCCAACGGGCCCGGGAGTAGACGTCCTTGTCGTGAGTGACCGGGACATCTGCGTAGCCCTTCGAGCGGTCGGTCTGGGGCTTGCGGAACAGGAGGATGTACTCCGGGGAACCGACGCCCATCTTGGTGCCGTCCTTGCACATCTCGGACCAGCCGAGCCGGTAGCTCTGGTTGTTCTCCCGAACGACGTCCGTCGTGACGGTGATCATCCCCATGTAGTCGAAGCCGTGGCGGCGGCCATGCATGAGCGCTTCGGCGTGGAACGGTGAGACAGTCGACGAGCCGGCGCCGGTGACGTTGCCGAACAGAATCCGGTCTTTCACATGGCAGCAGTAGATGCGGCCTGGTCGCAGCACACGGAGCAGCTGCGGAGTGAGGAAGTCCATCTGTGCCCAGAAGTGATCGTTGCTGTCGGTGTGGCCGAAGTCGTTGTACGACGGCGTGTACTCGTAGTGATTGCTGAACGGGATCGACGTCACGACCAGGTCGACCGAGTCGGTGTCCATGGACTCGGTTTCGAGGACGCAGTCGTTGTTGGCGACCTGCCAGTGTTCGCCCTTCGCCTCGACACGCTCGACACCGATGGAACGGATCAGCTGCTCGTTGACCCCTACGTTGTTGAGTCCGTGTTCACGGATCAGGTTGGACATGATTCCGGTCATATCGCGATGTCTCTCCCACTTCTCGTTGATGATCTCGACGACCGACTGCTCGGTGTCGGTGTGGACGATGTGCACCGAGCAGGGGCGGGTTTGGCCGAACCGGTAGATGCGGTGCGTGGCCTGGATGACGTCGTTGAACTTGAAGGTGAGGCCGACGAAGATCGCCCGGTTGCACTGCTGCAGGTTGAGGCCTTGGCCGAGCTGGACCGGCTTGCCGATGAGCGCCGTCGTCTCGCCCGCCTTCCATGCGGCGATGCGTCGCTCGGACTCGTCGATCGGCAGTGAGCCGTGCACCGACGACCATGTGATCCCGGCGGCCGTGAGCGCCTTCTCGATCGCCCGCTGCTCGTCGTTCAGGTCGCACCAGAGGACGACCTGCTCCCCGGGGTGCTCGGCGACGAGACGCATCATCTCTGCCACCCGAAGGTCGATCGTGTCGCGCTTCTCCGCCGCTGCGGACTCGACGCCGAGCGACTCGACGATGGCCATGCGGCCCTGGCCGTCGCGGTCTTCTTTCAGGATCCGTGACGGGTCGGTGGTGACCTGATGGAACTCGATCGACAGGTCGGGCAGCTGGTAGCCGTCGTTGGGGTAGCCGAGGTCGGCAGGCGACTGCAGGAACACTGCCCAGCTCGACAACCAGAGCCAGAACTCTGCTTCCTTGTGCGGGTACAGCGTCAGGTTGTTCGCCTTGGTGCTGTCCCGTTGGAAGAACCGTGTGAGGGCCTGTCCGGTGTCCATCACGCCGAGGAACCCGGCGTAGTGGATCAGCTCCTTGTAGCGGTTCGGTGACGGCGTCGCCGTCGCCACAAACCGGTATTGCGTGTGCTCGAACAGCTGCAGGAACGAGATGTAGGTCTTGGAGCCGAACGACCGGAGCACGCTCGCTTCGTCGAGCGAGACGGCGGTGAACAGGCCGACGTCGAGCTTGCCGTCGCGCACGGATTCGTAGTTGGTGATGTAGATGCCGGGCCCGTCGATCTCGTCGGTGCGCCGGACGAACGTGATGTCGATGCCGAGCAGCTCGGCGTCATGAACGAACTCGGCGCGGACGCCGAGCGGGCAGATGACCAGGGCTCGGGCATCTGTCGGGGTGACGAGACGCAGCGTTTCGAGCTGCATGACCGACTTGCCGAGGCCGAAGGCGGCGAAGATCGCTCGGCGTCCGCCTCGCACGGCCCACTCGACGATGGCCCGCTGGTGCGGGAACAGCATCGGGTGAATGTCGCCGGCTTCGATCGGTGTCCCCTGCTCGGCGGGCACCGGCGCCTTCGCCTCGAGGAATTGGCGGTACCGACTCATCGCCGGCCCCGGATCGGCAGCGGCCGCCACGGGGCGAGCTCATGGGTGCGGGTCCGCAGGCGGCGCCGGGACAGCACCGGCCGCAACGCCTGCACCGCCCACACGGCCAGGAACCCGGCGGCGGGGATCATCCACGCGGCCTGAGCGAGACGGGAGAGGACGTTCACGACGTGGCCTCCTCGTTCTGGCGCTCCGGTTGCGGCCGGTCCGTCCCGCGCATCGCAGCGCCGACCAGCACCGCCACGACGGCGCAGAGAGCGAGGACGCCGAGGGCGACGAGCGCCCAGTCGACGGCGGTCACGACGCACCGTCCTGAACGATCAGACCCGAGTCGTTGACTCGGCACCCGGCCGGGAGCGTTGTCCGCTCATTTCCGTAGGCGCCCCTGAGGTTGGCGCCCCTGAGGTTGGCGCCCCCGAGGTTGGCGTCCCCGAGGTTGGCGTCCCCGAGGTAGGCGCCCCCGAGGTTGGCGCCCCCGAGGTTGGCGCCCCAGAGGTTGGCGCCCCAGAGGTTGGCGCCCCCGAGGTTGGCGTCCCCGAGGTTGGCGCCCCCGAGGTTGGCGCCCCCGAGGTTGGCGCCCCCGAGGTTGGCGCCCCCGAGGTTGGCGCCCCCGAGGTTGGCGCCCCCGAGGTTGGCGCCCCAGAGGTTGGCGCCCCAGAGGTCATCCGCTGCGATCGCCCACAGGACGAGCTGCACCGGGTCGATCGGATCCGGGTGGACGTACATGCGGCGGACCCGGACCTTGGAGCCGTCGGTCCCGACGACGTCGTCGGGCAGGTAGCCGGCGAGCAGCATGACGCTGTTGCCGAGGCGTTGCCCGCCGGACTGGGCGGCCGGCACGGTGAGCGCCACGCAGAGTCCGTCGCCGGGTGCGGTCGGGCATTCGCCCTTGTGGTCGAGGATCGGGCCGGGAGCTTCGTTCCAGGCGTCGAGGTGGTACCGGTACCTGCCCGCTTCGGGGTGGTGGGTGCAGAGGTCGAGGCCGACGAACTTGAAGCCGGTCTCCATCCGGTCGAGCTGCTTGGCGGTGGGGCGCTTGCTCATGCCGTCACCGTCTTGTCGTTGGCCGTCCCGGGGAGCGGGTCCATCGACTCGGCGAGCTGGCGCATCTCGATCAGGTGGACGGCGTCGCGGATGCCCTCGGCGAACGCCAGCAGCTCGGCCGCGGTGCCGCTGACCTGCAACGCCTGCGGTGCCGTGTCGGACTCGGCGGCGAACACGGAGAACTCGGCTCCGGGTTCCGGTGTACGGGGCTGCGGCCGCACTACGGGCAGTGCGTCGATGGCGGTGAAGTGGTGCATGTACGCTCCTGTGTTGTCGGCGCCCACCGCGTTCTCTGCCGGGGATGCGGTGGGCGTTCGTCGTGTACGGGGTTCGGCCACCCCCACCCGACCCGTACGGACAGGGGTCGGGAACCGGGCTGGGAGTGGAAGGGTGAGTACCGGGGGTTGGGGGTGGCCGGTCGGGACCCCGCTCGACCCGGCCAAGGGGCGGAACGGGGAGCGGGGTCCCGACGAGCCCTCCCAACGGAGGGGGCAGGGGTGTCAGGGCGGCGGGTGGTCCCTGCGCCAGAACCACACGACGATCGCCGCGGTGCCCGCGATGGCGACGATGGAGGCGACGAGCTGGGCGGCGCTCACGACGGGCCGCCGATCGCTGCGACGACACGTCGCCCCTCGACCGTCGCTCGCCACACCGTGTTGCCCGCACCGCGACGCTCGACGAGCGCCCCGACCTTCTCGGCGTACCCGGCCCGGTGCAGCTGCGCCAGACGGGAGCGGACAGTGCCCGACTCGGGGCCGTCGAGCCGGTCGACGATCTGCCACGCCGTCGCGTCACCGAGGGCGACGAGCGCGGTGAGGACCGCGAGCCGTTGCGCCGGCAGGTGCGGCATCGCCGCTCCCTGGTAGGACGTCTCCGGGTCGGAGCGGCGGGCGGGGGCGGGGGTGTCGAACAGCGTCGGGGCGTTCACGACGCCGCCTCCGCTGCCTTGCGGGCGGAGAGGAACCGGTCGACCTCGGCCTTGTCGAAGAGGCGGGTGCCGTTGGCGAACCCGGCGACGGGGAGCTTGCCGTCCTTGGCCCAGTGGTGGACGGTCGTGCGGTCGACTCCGCCGAGGGCGGCGACTTCGCCGGAGGTCAGAAAGGTGTCACCGGTCATGGGCGACATCTTGCCTACACATCAACGGTCGTTGTCAACACCCGATGGGAGAAAAGTTGCCTACAGCACGCGAGGACTTGGGCGGCTACAGCTCCGTGTCGACCACCCCGCCGTCAGTCGCTCCTCTGTGGCTTCTGCTCGGGCTGACGTTCGTGTTCGTTCTGGGCGCGATCGCCGCGGCGATGGCATCGTTCCTGACCAGTCCGTCGGACTGACCCCCCCAACAACCTTGGCAACATGGTTGACAGTGGTGGTGGAAACATGGTTTACTAGGTACATGAACAACAACGACACCACGACCAACACCGACCGGCCCTTCGGCGAGTTCCATGAGTGCGGGACATGCCGCCGGGCCATGCCTGGCGCCGTCGACCACGGCTGCCGCTGCGGGATGACCTCGGCGGAGCGGGACGAGGACGCCCGCCAGTTCGCCCGGATGCACGACTGATGGGCTGCCCTTGCGGCGCCGGTCCCACAACGGGGCCGGCGCCCGCTTGGTCTGCGGCCTGGCACCGCTGGCACGAGGGACGTCATCTCGCCGAGTTCCCGAACGTGGACGACGGCACACGCAGGAACCTGCGGGAGTTCATCGCCGCAGCAGAACGAAGGGAAGTGCAGTGAGCGAGCTCGCTTACCTGACCAAGCTCGGCGAGCGAGTCCGCGTCGCCACCGACGCACGAGACGCAGCGATTCGCAACGCAGCGGCCGCCGGCGCCAGCTTGCGTGCCATCGGTGACGCTGTAGGCCTGAGCCATACGGGCGTCGCCAAGATCATCGCCCGGGACTGACCCCCTTTGAACGCAAAGAGCCCCGCCGACCCGAAGGTCGGCGGGGCTCTGAGCCGCTTGTCGGGAAGCGAAATCAGCCGGACCAGTAATTCCCGACCTTCACCACGGCGTTGTTCTGGGCACCGACGTACTCCCGGCCGTCGATGACGACCGTCACGTCCTCGATGCGCTGCGTGTGCGGCCCGCCGCCCGCCGGGTAGTTCCCGCCGAGCGTCGGGATGCCGACGATGAGCGGACCCTTGTCGCGGTCCCAGACCGGGTCCACGATCCGCACCTTCGCGGACGTCTGACGCTGACCGGCGAGCGGGCCACGGCCCGGGGTGTACCCGGCGGTGGCGACCACGATGTCCGGCCCCGACGTCCGGGCCGACAGACGGCCCCGCAGGTCGACCCGTTCGATGAGGATGTTCCCGTAGCACTGCTCGAAGTTCATCGCCCGACGGTTGCCGCGCAGGTCACAGTCCCGGTAGGTGACGTTCCCGCACTGCCACGTCGCGGTGCCGAACGCGACGGCGGTCCCGTTCGCCTTCAGCTTCGACACGACGACACCGTCCACGGAGTTGAGTCCGAACAGGGTCGCCGACACGTTCTGGCCGTCGACCGTGCAGTCGTCCACGGTGACGTTGAGTGCCTGCCAGACCTCGATGGCGAACGTCTCGGCGGGCGGCGACGACCCGGAGCCCTTGACGCCGACGGCGCGGACGTCGCGCAGTTGGGCGCCGTCCACGTAGCCGACGGTGATGCCGTGGGTGTTGTGCCCGGCGTAGCCCTCGACGGTGACACCCTGCACCTTCACGCCGGCCTGCAGGGTGCCGCCGGTCGCTCCGACACGGACGACCCGCAGCGGGTTGGTGCCGGTCGTCGGCGGCGTCTTCGTCGAGCTGCCCGCCTTGACGGCGTACGTCGTCACCGCCGAGCCCTTGCCGACGAGGTTGCCGGGGTTCTTCCAGTGGCCGGCGTTGCCCGCGGCGAAGTCGACCGCCTCGAACCGCTCAGGTGTCGGCGGCGGCGGCGTGGTCGGCTGCTCGAGCTTGGCGACGCGCGCGGTGAGCGCTGCGACCTCGGCGGCGAGCGCCGTCGTCGCCGCGGTGGCGCGAGCGGAACCGGCAAGGGCGTCGGTCGCCGTGTTCTGCGCCGTCGCCGCGGCGTCCTGCGCGGCACGGGCCCGGGTGTCGACCAGGGCGAGCTCGTCGGGAGTGGGGACCTGGACCGGCATCAGCCGGCCTTGGTCGACGTGTTGCCGACCGCCAAGCCGATGCCGAGGACGGCAGCGGCGAGACCGACCCAGACCGCTGCGGTCGCCTCATCGAGGACGCCGTAAGCGATCAGGACGGGGACGGCAGCGACGAGGATGCGGTAGATCCATGCACGGGTGGGCTCATTCATGGTGGGGTTCTCCTTGGGTTGGCGGGGAATGTGGTACGAGGTCACGGCTGGGTCACGACCTGCAGGTCCGACAGGCGGATGCCGAGGCCCTTCCACGCAGCGGTGAGCCGCGGGTCCTGTGCGGCGGCGATGACGCCGGGCTTCGATGTGGCCGAGCCTGAGTGGTCGTTGCGGTCACCGACGATGACGCCGAACTCGTGGAGCGCCTGGGCGACGATGCGTTCCGGGGTGCCGGGCTCGTACCATTTCACGGCATCGGCCGGCAGGCGGAGACGTTCACCGCCGCGGCACGGATGGTCCCTCGCGGTGCCGTCCGATCTGCGTGCGTAGCCGGTGACGCCGGGGGCGTAGTCCGCGAGCGCCATGAACAGGGCGTGTGTGATGCGGCCGCGGGCCAGTTCGTCGGCTCGCACGAAGTGCGGCAGGTGCGGCACGTTCGCGGCGACGATGCCGCCGGGTTGGCCGGCCCCGTTCCACGCCTTCGACATGTTCCACACCGCGACGCCGGGGCCGGACCCGTTCCATCCGGCACACCATTCTGTTGTCCACCAGGTGCGGAACCGGTTGGTCGCCGTGTTGTCGAGCTGGATCAGCTCGTAGAGCAGGTTCCGGCCGGTGTCGATGATGTAGGCGTGTCGGTCCCATGCACCGAGCGGGTCGCCTTCGCGGCGCACGACGTTCGGCAGCGGGACGTGTGCGATCGGGAACGTCGGAGAGAACCAGTTCCATGTGACGGGCCGTGCCAGATCCCACACGGGCGTTGTCGGCTGGTTCGCCACCGTCTGGAACGGCATCCCGGCGACGGCTCCGTCCCAGACGGGGCCGGGGACGCCGAGGTCCACCTTCACGTTCACGTCCGCGTGTGTGAGGGCGATGCTGCGTGCGCTGTCGACGTTCCATGCCGTGATCGGTGTCCGCCACGGCACGGCGGTGCCGTCCCACGGTTCGCGTGTCAGGTCTGGGCACTGCTCCGGCTGCCACCCGGCGGGCACCTGGGCGAACACTCCGCCGAACTGGTCACGCACCGTGGAGGCCATCTCAGGACACCTCGACCGTGGCGTCCTCGATGATCGCCCACATGACGCCGGCGAGCTCGCCCTTCGGTCCGGCCCACGGGTAGTAGGGCACCGAACCGCCAGCGGCGGAGCGGAGCCAGTCGACCGTGGCCGGCTTGCGGATCAGCTTGCGGGTGTTGCCGGCGGCCAGGAAGATCCGGCCGTCCTTGAACTGGGCGAGCGTCGGGTGCATGTCGTACTCCTCGGGGACCGGGGGTGTCGTCGGGGTGGTCGGCTTCGACGGTGCCGGTGTGCCGGCCGCAGGCCAGAACGGGTCGGTGACACCGCGGGCCGTCGGCGTGTTGAAGATCGAGAAGTGTGCGTGTGCGGTGTGCCCGTTCGTCCCGGTGTAGGTGCGCCACCCGCGTCGCAGGTCCCAGATCTGACGGTTCGAGATGATGTAGTCGATGCGCGGATCGCGTCGGGCGGCGAGCTGCCGTGCCCGTGCGTGGGCGTCCCACCCGTTCTTCGGGTCGTGGGTGAGGTCGAGCGCGGTGACCCACCCGTTCTCCGGGTTGTGGTCCGACGGTCGAGCCCGGTGACTCTGGTCCCCGATTGACCCGTCTGACGCCTTCGATCGACGCGGTGCCAGTCGGTCGGCCTCCGCCTCCATGGCGATCAGCGACGGGGCGAGGCGCCATCCGCGACCAGAGTGGACCGTCACGGCTCGTCCCCTTCGGCCTGTCGCTTCAGCTCGGCGATCTCCCGGTCGTGCGCCTTCAACCGTTCGTTGACGCCGCCCGCTGCGGTGACGATCGACTCGACCGTGGTCCGGGTCGCCCGCAGCTCTTGGCGGATCTCGTCGCGCCACTCGCGGAACTCCTGGATGAGCGTCCCCGTCGCGTCCTGCACGGTGCCGTGGCCGTTGATCGGTCCGACGCTGTCGGCGACCTCGGCGGCGAGCACCTGGGCGACCTCGGCTTTCTCGTTCGCCTCGGTCGCCTGTCGGCGTATCCGGTTGCCTTGCGCCCACGCCGCCGCGACGGTGCCGGCGGCGCCGACGATCGCGACGATCACGATGACGCGACCGTCGGTCGATGTGGGGACCTGGTCGGCGAGACGCGCGACGAACGACGAGAGGGACAACGAGACTCCTTCGGGGGAGGGTCAGCGACCGAGGACCGGGAGGGCGTGGTCCCACACCCAGTCAGCGACCAGCACCAGGAAGACGAGCAGCGCGAGGAGTTGACCTTGGGACCGCACGGCCACCAC